GCCTTATCCTGTCCGTGTGTCTAGTGCTGGGAAGAAGATTGAACACTATGAACAATATTTTAATGAGATAATCGAGTATCTGCGAACGGGAGTGGAGCCGAATATTGAATGGGTCCTTCCTCCAAAAAATGAAAATGGTACTACGTTTACGAAGCAGTATGATGATGAACAGTGGGCTGCAGTTGAAAATAAATTGCGAGTGTTTAATATTCCTTCTGGAATTTATATAATGCTTGAAAGGATTGTAAGTCAATTTCGTCATATTAAGGAGCGAGGATGGGCAATTCGTATTGGGCATAAGTGGTCTCACGGTGGTGCAGACACTTTAGCTCGTTGCCTGGGAGTGGGTGTTGCGAATATGTTTAAAAAGATCTTGGTGGAAGGTGATATTGAGAAATTTGATCAAGGGGTAATTGAGGACATTATTAATTTGTACTATTCAACAATGCATGTTCATCAGGCCGATGACGAAGAGAGGAAGATTTTTGAGAAGATTACTAAATTTTTGCTTAAAGTTATGTTGAATCGTGTTACAAGGATTTTTGGAGATGTTTGGGGAGTTATCCGTGGAGGAGTCCCCTCAGGAGCATACAATACCAGTCATTTGGATTCCTGGGTAATGCTCTTTTATTTCTGTATTTTCTGTGTGTTTACTATGAGTCAGGAGAAGGATCTTGAGGTGCGAGAAAAGCTTGAGTTGGAGTTCTTAGCAATTGTAAAAGTTGTGGTGTATGGAGATGATCATCTTTATAATAAGGGTGAAGGATTGGCCTCGCACTACTTTTCAGGAACGGCTTTTGCTTCTTTCTTGAAGACTCACTTTAATGTTAAGCTTCGTGATCTTAAGGATGGGGTGGCCTTTGTTTCGAAAGTGAAGGATGGTTGGATCTTGGAAATGGGGGCTACCTTTTTGAAACATCAGTTTGTTTTAAATCCCGAGACAGGTTCAGGTCAACCCACTTTTCTACCCTATCGTGAAAGTCGAGAATTTTTGGTTCGTGCGATATGGGGAAGAGAGACGCGGGCTCGGGATGAAATTGATGTTTTGCTTTCAATTCTTGGTCATGCCTATGGTACGTATGCTGCTAATCGAGATGCCTATGATCGGTTACATTTGCTTTATTCTGAAATTGTTAGTATTATTGGTCCTGAAAATCTTCAAAATCGTATGTTGGAAAGGGTTTCTGTGGAAGATCTAAAGAAAATTCGTCAAATGGGAATGACTCCACAGGAAATAGTATCAGGATTCCCTCTTTGGGAGGCATTAGTGCAAAAGAATGTGTATGACTCTACTTATCAAGATACAACTTATGCCTCGTATGATTTTCTTGAAGATTTTGAGTCAGTGTCGGAATTAGATTTTAGCTAGTTGGTTAGTTTGTTTTGTCTCTAAGATGCAAGGACAAGGCCTTTAATGGTCAGGTGAGCTCTGTAGTCTACAAGTGTGTAGAGA